TCTGTTCTTTGCAGAGCAGGAGACATGGGAACACTCAATCGCCTTGTGCGAGAAACCTACACCAATATCTTTTCCGAAGAATGTTGGCTCTCAAAATTTGCAGAGACCATCAACGCTTCAGAACCGCCACCAATCGTTGGGACACTAGATCCAAAAGTTGTCTCAAATTCCACCTATTTTTTCTGTTAATTATGCACACCTACGTAACTCCCCAGCCTGTAACACTTGATGGCTTTCAAGCTATACTAAAAGCAGGTGAGTGGGGCTACAAACTTTCTGCTCTAGTAAAAGGTGATCTCATCAAAGACCTAGAGGAAGAACGTGAGTCAGCTCTAGAATGGGCTAGAAGCAAAGCTAAGAACCCTAAAAGGGTTACAGTAAAGCCTGAGCCTTGGGAAGAGCTTGACAATCAGCAAGGTACTTACCATATACGTTTCAGTTGGAGAGACGGAGACAAGTTCTTTCCTGTTGTAGTAGACACAGAAGGGACAGCCATTGAAGATAAAGACACACCAATCTACAGTGGTAGTAAAGTTAAACTAGCTTTCTTTCAAAAACCATACGTCCTACCAAGCGGTGACATTGGTACATCATTAAAACTAAAAGCAGTACAAGTTGTTAGTCTTAACAGCGGAGCTGGTGTAGTTGACAATGGTGACATGACAGCCGAGGACGCAGCAGAGCTATTTGGTTCTACAAAAGGCTTTAAGGTCGAAGATCCTGCAGTAGATGCAGCTCCATGCTCTGTTGAGGAAGACGACTTCTAATGCGTAGTCATTTAGAAGAGCAAATTGCAGATCTATTGGAAGAACTTGAGGTTGACTATGAGTATGAATCTGAAAAGTTATCATACGTCATAGAGGCTAAGTACATCCCTGATTTTAAAGTTGGGGATGTCTACCTAGAAGCCAAAGGTTACTTCCCATCAGATCAAAGACGAAAGATGAAAGCTGTTAAGAAGGCTAATCCAGATCTTGATATTCGTATCATCTTTCAAAACCCTCTCAAAAAAATATCCAAAACCTCCAAAACATCCTATGCGATGTGGGCTGAGAAAAATGGTTTCCCTTGGTGTGTTTACTATGCAATCCCAGTTGACTGGCTCAGATGAATCAACCTTCCTATATCACACCAGCTGTCCTGAGTGTGGTTCGTCAGATGGTAATTCCGTATATTCTGATGGACATACTTATTGTTTTGTATGCAACCATTATAGCAATGGAGGACATGACGATAGTGGCAAACAAAAAACAACCGCAATGCTCAAAGGTAATCCTGTTAAACTAAAGAAAAGAGGCTTGTCTGAAGAGACTTGCCGTAAGTATCGCATCCATAAGGACGGAGAAACACTCCGTATGCATTATTTTGACAAAAATGGTCAAGTTTGTGCAGCAAAAGTTCGTACAAGGGACAAAGACTTTTGGATGGAGGGTAATAACAACGACTCTCAACTTTTTGGGCAAAATTTATTCCCAGATAAAGGTACAAGGCTTACCATATATGAAGGAGAGCTTGATGCAGCCTCTGGATGGGAAGCACAACCAAAATGGCCTCATGTATCCATACCTAATGGAGCAAAGGCTGCTAAAAAATCATTACAAAAAGTTTTAGACTTGCTTCAAAACTATGAAGAGATAGTTCTATTCTTTGACAATGATGAAGCTGGTAGACAAGCAGCACAAGAATGTGCTGAGTTACTACCTGCTGGTAAAGCAAAAATTGCACGGCTTGAGAAGTACAAAGATGCTTCTGATGCATTACAAGCTGGAGATTCTGAAGCAATTAGACGAGCAATCTGGGATGCAAAAACATACAGACCAGATGGTATCGTTGATGCAAAATCTTTACTAGAATTAATCACCACCCCTACACCCCCCGCTGACCATGACTACCCATTTCAAGGACTACAGCAAAAGCTGCACGGTATACGGTACGGAGAACTTGTCACCATTACTGCAGGATCTGGTACTGGAAAATCCTCATTCTGTAGGAGTCTTGCAAGTCATCTTCTGCACCGAAAAGAACGGGTCGGTTACTTGGCACTTGAAGAATCTAACCGTAGGACGGCATTAGGTTTAATGTCTGCCTCGCTAGGAAGATCTTATCATTTAGGAGAATATGAACGAACAGAACTCGAATACGCCTATAACAGTACTATTGCTAATTGGAATCTTTTTCTGTTCGATGGCTTTGGTAGCTATGACCCTGACACAATTTACAGTAGGATCGAATACCTTGCCTGTGGATTGGAATGTCGTGTTATATTCCTCGATCACCTCAGTATTTTATTGAGTGGATTGGAGGGAGATGAGAGACGTATGATAGACGTGACAATGACCAAGTTACGCTCACTTGTTGAACGCACTGGCATAGTCTTGTTTCTAGTATCGCACCTCAGACGTACACAATCAGATCAAAACCATGAGGAAGGAGCCCGTATTACTCTTGGACAACTGCGAGGATCTGCTGCGATTGCACAGTTATCTGACACAGTTATTGCCCTTGAACGGGATCAACAAGATCCAAGCAAACGAGATACTACGACTGTTAGAGTCCTCAAGAATCGTCATTCTGGGGAAGTTGGTATTGCCAACGAATTAACTTACCACCTCGACACATGCACCTTTGAAGAAAATGAAGTTACGCCCAACTTCGACCCAAGCACAGACTTCGGTTAATCTTGCGTTTGACATAGAAACAGATGGTATCGACTCCAGCTGTATACATTGTATTGTCACACAAGATTTAGATACAGGACTGGTTATGGAGTACAACGATCAATCACTTACCAACAGTGTAGTGAATGGCGTATGTGCTTTGAATGATGCAACCAACCTTGTATCACACAATGGTATCATGTTTGATATCCCTGAGATCAAGAAGCACTATTCGTTCTTCGAGAACACAACATGGGACACATTGATACTCAGTAGATTTTTTCACCCTGACATGCTAGAGATAGATCTCAGACGTAAGTGGGCTATGATGCCAGCTCGTCTGTATGGATCACACAGTCTTGAAGCATACGGTTACAGGCTACGGTGTTTCAAAGACAACTTTGGAAAGACCACAGACTGGAAATACTGGTCACAAGAAATGCAAGACTACTGTAAAAAAGACGTTGCTATCCTCGCTAAACTATGGAAACATTTTCAGAAATCGCTGAAAGCGTTGTCTTAGAGCATCAGATAGCAGAGCTGATGAGTCAACAAAAGACCGTTGGTTGGCCGTTTGATGTGCGTAAGGCACAAGAACTAGAAAACAAACTCTTGACTAGGCTAGAAACACTGCGTAAACAGGCTGAGAATGTTTGTGCGTATGTGCCGGGAAACCTGTTCACACCTAGAAGAGACAACAAAAAACAAGGCTACATAGCTGGTGCAGAAATGCAAAGGCTCAAGGATTTTAACCCTAGTAGTCGAGAGCACATAGCATGGTGGTTCAAAACCTTTCAAGGTTGGAAGCCTACCAAACTCACACCGACTGGTAAAGCAGTCATTGATGAGACAGTGCTTAAAGAAATAGCAACAGAAGAGGCATTGGTATTCTTAGAAATTTTGGTCATACAAAAGAAACTAGGAATGTTATCCCAAGGAACTAATGCTTGGTTAAAGTTGGTCAAGGATGGCAGACTTCACCACTCTTGCTTTATCGGTGCAGTAACTCATCGAATGGCACATTCACACCCGAATCTCGCACAAGTAAGTTCGGATGAGGATTGCCGTAAACTATTTGTTACCAACCCAACTTGGAAGCTAGTTGATAGCGACCTTGCTGGGATAGAGTTAAGATTGTTTGCTCACTACCTAGCACGTTACGATGGCGGTAGGTATGCAAAGATCTTACTAGAACAAGACATTCACCAAGTCAATGCAGAAAAAATTGGAATCTCTCGCAGACAAGTCAAGACAATTACTTATTGTTTCTTGTATGGAGGGGGCGACCAGAAACTTGGACTATCTTTTGACAATATGCTCCCCCTCGACAAAGCGAAGAAGAAGGGGGCAGAAATTCGTAGAGCTTATATGGATGCTATTCCAGGCTTGGAAGATCTTGTTAAAGATACTCGCAGAGTTGCTGAGAGAGGTAGTATTCGTGCTATCGACAAACGCCAAATCATTGTGGACAAAGAACACAAGGCGTTGAACTGTCTCTTACAGGGGTCGGCAGCCGTTGTCGCAAAACGGTGGCTCCTACTAACAGACCAGAATCTACGGATAAGCATGTTCAATCATGAACGATATGCGTTTGTCCATGACGAACAAGTATTGGGTGCTCCACACCTCATTGCCCATGACGTAGCTGAGGTATGTAAAGTATCTGCATTACAGGCTGGTGAGTATTACAACATACGACTGCCCATAGAAGCTGACGCACAAGTCGGTGACAACTGGGCTGAGGTACACTAATGTTATTAATTGACTCTGATTTCCTAGCTTACAAAGCTGCACAAGCCTGTGAGATTGGTATAGATTTTGGAGAGGATGTCATCATTGCTCAATCACAGTTTAGTGAGGTGCTAAAAGTATTTCATAATGAACTAAACAAAGTGACCAAAGCTATGATGGAGGATGACTTCATACTATATTTCTCAAGCACTCAAAATTTTAGAAAGAAAATTTATCCCGACTACAAGGGACATAGAATGAAACGCAAGCCCCTTGGCTATAAGCGTTTAGTAAATTACTGTAGAGACAATCACAACTTCAAACTAATCGAAGGACTAGAGGCAGATGACACCATTGGCATCGAGGCTACACGCCACCCAGATCCTAGCAACATCATTGTAAGTCCAGATAAAGACATGAGGCAAATACCTTGTGTGTTATGGAATATGACTGATGATGTAGTGGAGATTACTGAACAGGAAGGAGACAAATGGCATCTGATACAGGCACTCAGCGGAGACCCTACAGATGGCTACTCTGGTTGCCCTGGAATAGGAGTGAAGAGAGCTACAGAGTTACTAAACAAAAATGAAAACCAGTGGGAGGCAGTGTGTAAAGCCTACAGAGATAGAGGGTTATCGGACGATGACGCTTTGCTCAATGCACGTTTAGCTAAGATCTTGCGTGACGAAAACTATGACCATGACCGTAATCAACCTATTCTTTGGAATCCTAAAACATGTTAAACGATTTGTTTTCACACCCTTTGGTAGCTAGAACTGGCAGAATAGACAACTGGATAAAAAGTCCAGAAGGTCGTTTGCCTGTTAGCTGCACAGTATTTGTTGTAGAAGATAGCATCGAGGGTGATAATGGAATTGAAGCAAGCTGGCGTTTTGTCAGCCATGCTCTACGCTTTGGAGCAGGTGTTGCTGTTCACCTATCCAAGATAAGACCTGCGGGTCACACCAATGACAAGGGACTGGTTGCTAGTGGCCCTGTCTCTTTTGGTAAAATTTACTCAGCTCTTAATGAAACTATTAGGAGGGGTGGTGTCTATAAGAATGGGGCCTGTGTGCTGCATCTTGATCTTGACCATCCCGACATCCTTGAGTTTATCACCACTCCTCGCTCTGAATTACCTTGGGTCAAACGATGCGTTGACCTTACCGAGGGGATGTGGAAGGATACGCCCCATAAAGAAGCCTTGCTTGAGGGCATACGCTCTGGAGACATATGGCTTAATAAAATAAAACACCAAAACAATGAAAGAATCTACTCCAACGTCTGTCTTGAGGTTTACCTGCCCTCACGAGGCACATGCCTGTTACAGCATGTCAATCTCGCTGCCTGTACTATCAGCAACTTACAAGAGGGTTTCACTACGGCTATGTCCGAGTTGTGTAATCTCCATGCAAGGACAGGTGTTGGAGAATCTGGAGAATACCTTACCCCAAACAATGACAAACAAGTGGGGCTTGGAATGCTCGGTCTTGCCAACCTCCTCAGAAGGTACAAAGTAACCTATGCTGAGTTTGGTGAGGCACTAGACAGAGTTAACTATGGTGTTGAAACTTCAGAAAATGATACCTCTATACCAGAAAATTCTCTTCAAATAGCATTTGCAATGAAGCGTGGCATACTAGCAGCCTGTGATATTGCATGGTTACATGGTATGCAAAGAGCTTTTGCAATAGCTCCTACCGCATCATGTAGCTACAGCTCGAAAGATCTCGATGGGTATACTGCCTGTCCAGAGATCGCACCACCTATAGCTCGAAGCGTAGACCGTGACAGCGGTACGTTTGGAGTAACATCATACGACTATGGCGATGTGGAGATCGCCTCAGAGGTTGGCTGGGACGCATATAAGCGTGTAGCAGACGGCATTATGACAATGCTCCATAAGACTGGACTACTACACGGATACTCATTTAACTCATGGTCAGATGTTGTGACCTATGATGAAGCGTTTATTCAAGAGTGGTTAGATAGTCCTCAAACATCTTTATACTACAGCTTACAAGTGATGGGAGACACACAGGATAAGTCTAGTGCCTATGCTGCATTGGATGAAACTGATGTTGACGATTACTTAAGCGGAATACTTGAACCCATTAAATGCATAGGTTGTGAAGAATGAACCCTTATGATAAGTTATTACACAGGAAAAGAAAGTGGACTCCCGTTAAGCCCACGAAAGGAAAACTCATGGAAGGAAGTGAGGAAGCCATCTACCGTGCTCTTGCAATACGGCATATGGAGCTTCCTGTCGGTTCCTTTATTACGGACACCCTTAGCAAAGAGGTTCCCGATACTGCTAGAGTACTGCTCGAATCAAACGTAAAGGATGAGGAGAGACATGACCTAGCTCTTGGCTACGTTGCTGATGTCCACGGACTAGATGCTAAAGCTGAGAAAGAGGCAAAGCTACTACGTGATGCGTGGATAGCTCACCCCGACCATACTATATTAAAAGCCTTGGTAGCTGAACGTGCTGTATTCTTTGTTATTTTACCTTTCAATCGCTTTTGTGGCGATGCTGCTCTTAGGACAGTATCGGCTGATATTTCCAGAGATGAGCAAATTCATGTCGCTTGCAACAGTTTGGTTTGTGCTGATATGGGTCTACGCCCTAGCTCTTCTTTGGACAAACTTAGGAAAGCTACAATTAATTGGATCTTTGAACCACTAGCTGACATATCACCTAACAAATATTTAAGCAGAAAATTTTGGACTGATTCAAGTGATCGTCTAATGTACGAAGGCAAAGCTCCACAGCTTGCCGACACTAAGCGAGCCCGCATGCCCGCATTTTTTGAACATGCAAACACCAACTTACCCAAGTACGCTTGATTGGGGACGCATCGAGAAGATCATTGATGAACTCGATCAACAGTTTCCAGACAAGTTTCCAGACCATACACTATCAGAGAAAGAAATATCTTTTAGGGCTGGTCAATTATCAATTATACGTATACTAAAAGAAAAATTTAAAGGAGAATAATTATGTGTATCGGAGGATTATTTGGTGGAGGAAGGAGAAACCCTGAACCACCCCCAACACCTGCCCCACCAACCCCACCACCCGCACCAGCACCTGTGCAAACAGCACCGACACCTTTACCAGAAACACCAACTCCTGCTCCTGTAACAGAAGATCAGACTAAGAAGAAGGCAAAAGTAAAAGCTAAAAAAGTAAGTGCAAAGAAAAAAACTGCAGGTACTACTCAATTAGCTACTAAGAAACCAGCAACAGGTGGACTAAAAGGTATTAACACTGGACAAGGTGTTAACATTGGTAGTAGTGGACAAGGTACAGGTACATACGGAGGCTAATGAAAAACGCACGGCAACGATACAATGAGCTATCAAGTCACCGTGAACAATTCTTAAATGTTGCTTATGAATGTGCAGAGCTAACCATCCCTACACTCTTAATGAGAAATGAAGGTGATGCTCTGTACAATAGCTTTCAAACACCTTGGCAATCAGTCGGAGCTAAAGGGGTAACCACGCTGAGTTCAAAGCTCATGCTAGGACTCCTACCTCCGTCAACCAGTTTTTTTAAACTACAGTTAGATGATTCTAATTTAGGTGTAGAGATACCAGCCGAAGCAAAGAGTGAATTAGATCTTAGTTTTGCAAAAATAGAACGCATGATAATGGAGAGCATAGCTGCCTCCACAGACAGAGTTCAGATATTTGCAGCATTAAAACATCTTGTCGTTACGGGCAACGCTCTTGTATATATGGCAAAGGATGGTATGAAAGTATACCCATTAAATCGTTACGTTGTTGAAAGAGATGGTAATGGCAATGTGGTTGAAATAGTAACAAAAGAAAGAGTCAGTAAAAAATTATTAGGTTTACCAGAGTTAGATGATGATGGTGTTAATGATGACTCAAAAGGTGACTACAAAGGTACAAAAGATGTAGATGTATATACATGCGTAAAATTATCTAGCAATGGCTGGCGTTGGCATCAAGAAGCTAACGATACAATACTACCAGATAGTGTAGGTAAAGCTCCAAAGGATAAGACTCCTTGGCTCCCCCTCAGATTTGTAACTGTGGACGGAGAAGATTATGGTCGTTCTAGAGTTGAAGAGTTCCTTGGGGACTTGAAATCTTTAGAGGCATTGATGCAAGCTATAGTAGAAGGTAGTGCAGCAGCAGCAAAAGTTGTGTTTACTGTATCACCATCAAGTACAACTAAGCCAGCATCATTAGCTAACGCAGGTAATGGAGCTATCATACAGGGTAGACCAGACGATATAGGAGTTGTACAAGTAGGTAAAACTGCTGACTTTCAAACTGCATATCAAATGATTAACATGCTAGAGAAAAGATTAGCTGAGGCTTTTCTTGTCTTATCAGTACGTCAGTCAGAGAGAACTACAGCAGAGGAAGTTAGAATGACACAGATGGAACTAGAGAGACAGCTGGGTGGCCTGTTCAGCTTGTTAACGACAGAGTTCCTAATACCCTACCTCAACCGTACTATGCACACACTTACTAGGGCAAAAAAGATACCATCCGTACCTTCCAATTTAGTAAAACCCACCATAGTTGCAGGTATAAATGCACTTGGTAGAGGTCAAGACAGAGATGCCCTTGTACAGTTTATAACTACAATAGCTCAAACAATGGGGCCAGAGGCTTTGGCTCAATATATGAACCCTGATGAAGCTATTAAACGCCTTGCTGCAGCACAAGGTATTGACATACTTAATCTTGTTAAGAGTATGGATGAACGTAATCAAGAACAAGAACAAGCTATGCAAGCACAACAAGCTATGTCACTTACAGATCAAGCAGGAAAAATAGCAGGAACTCCACTGATGGATCCTTCTAAAAACCCAGAACTACTTGATGCAATAAGTCAAGCTGCACCCGCACTACAACAACCACAGTAATTATGGCAGAAACAATCCGCTACGACACCTCAGATGA